ACAAAGCGAGGATATTTTAGGTGGCTACCAATAAAAACCAAATAACATTTACTGACGAAGAGGGTCAGAGAATCAAGGAGCTTGCCCAGCAATTCCCTGATTTAAACACCATCACGCGCAAATTCTTCAATGACGAGAGCTTGGATGGCAGAACTAAGCAAGGGGTTGCGATAAGATCCTTTTTGGGTTCAAATAAAATTGAATATAAGACATCAAAGTACGAAAAAGTTGGAGACTTGCCTCTTACCAAGCAGCAACAGGAGTTTATAGAGGACCAAGCCAGAGACGGCGTGTCTTCGCTAAAAATCGCAGAACTTCTTTACCCCGGAAAGTCAATTGCGGCAATGGGGTCTGAACATAGAACGGTAAGCAACTACATTAAAATCTCTGGCTGCGAAAACAACTCTGAATCAGATAATGCGGCTTTTGTAAGATATCAAGTCCCTCGTTCAGCAGAGCGTATTATTAATAAGATTAATGATGCAACTGGCGAGAAGCTGGATAAGGAACGGCTAACAAGGCATCACAAAGTATGCATGGACAAGCTGTCCATCAATTTGGCGAACTCTAGATTTCAGAAGATTATAAACTGCTACACTTCTCACGAAGATCGCAATATTTTCGAGCAAGAGTTTATTAGAATGACTTGGGATAAGCCAGACCTCACCGCTGATGAGGTTAACTTGTACATGAACGTTTGTAAAGAAATCATTAATCTTGAAACTACGTCCAGACACTTAGACAAGCTGAACAAGATGTTCGAAGAGACTCAAGAGCAGAACGAAATGAGCATCCGTTTGGCTGAAATCATCAAGGCCAAGAGCAGCGAGTATCACCAGTGCGAAGGTCGCGTAGAAAGCTTAATCAAGAAGCTGCAAGGCGACAGGCGCGAAAGAATCTCCTCAAGACAAAGAGAAAATGCTTCGATTCTTTCTATTGTTCAATTGTTTCAAGACGAAGAAGAGCGCGCTAATATGATTAAAATTGCCGAAATGCAAAAGTCGCTAGTAATGGATGAGGCGCAAAAGATGGAATCTATGGTGGAATGGAAAGCTCGCATCATGGGAATATCATTAAATGATGCAGTCTAAGTGCCTAGAATGTAATAACATATTCCAAAGCGAAAGGGCTTTGCACACCCATATCAAGAAGCATAAGTTTTCACTTGGAGACTATTACAGAAAGCATCACCCCAAGAAAAATCTTTTAACTGGGACTCTTTTAGCCTTCAAAGACAAGGAGTCTTATTTCGATAAGGACTTTGATAATAGAGAGCAGCTTTTAAGGTGGTGCGAAATAGAATCGCCAGAAGTTGTTAAGGAGTATATCAAAAAAATGCTTGCAAATAGAGTCAAGAACAAAGAGTTGAGCTACGCTCCGTTTCATTTAGAGCTTGAGACAAGTGAAATGCCTTCGATTGATATATACAAGAAACACTTTGGTTCATATTCTAAAGTCTGTGACGAGGTTGGAGTAAACCCAATGTTCAGGAGAAGCTTGCCTAAAAAATTTCACGAAGATTTCTCTGAAGTTAATATTTTCGTAGATACAAGAGAGCAGCAGCCGCTAACATTCAAAAATCAAAGGAATGTTAAATTAGATTTTGGAGATTACACGGCGAGTGGAGCGCACTATACAAAAACTTTTGTGGACCGAAAGTCCGAGTCTGATTTTAAAGGCACTCTTGTTGGAGAAAACTTGGAAAGATTTAGACGCGAAATACAAAGGTGCAAAGAAATGGAGTCTTACTTGTACGTTGTTGTTGAGTCTTCCCTTGAGCGGATAAAAAACAACAATGACTTTACTCCTCATAAGGCAAATCTCAAATTTATTTATCATAATATGAGATTGCTGCAACATGAGTTTGCAGGCTATTGCCAATTTATATTTTCTGGCAACAGAGTAAATAGCGAAACTTTAATTCCCAAATTAGTTGCGATGGGCAGCGTTCTTTGGGATGTGGACATTCAATACTTTTTAGACAAGGATTCATCATGGCTTGGACAGAAGGAAACCAAAAAAGAAAAGCACAGTTTCGCAAAGTAAACGAAGAAATCCTGCTAAAAAAGGGATTCTTAGAAGAGAGAGAGGCTAAAATTCTTCTCTATAAGTTTCTTCGTGCCAATATTTCTTTCTCGTCAGAAATGATTTGCGGGGTTAAGCTTTTTCCGTTTCAGCATTTAGCTATCAAGACGATGTTTGAAACAGACTATTCTATGATGGTCTGGAGTCGTGGACTATCTAAGAGTTTTACTTGCGCTGTCTTTGCGTCGCTTGACGCAATACTAAACCAAGGTGTTCACGTTGGTATTGTAAGTAAGACGTTCCGTCAGGCAAAAATGATTTTCAAAAAAATTGAAGAAATCGCGGAAAAGCCGCAAGCGGTATTTTTGAAGCAGTGCATCACTAAAGTCACAAAAAGCTCAGACGAATGGACGATGGAGATAGGCAGAAGCAAAATTACGTGTTTGCCTCTTGGTGATGGCGAAAAGCTTCGCGGCTTTCGCTTTCACAGAATGATGATCGACGAATTCTTGCTGATGCCAGAAAGAATCTTTAATGAAGTTATCATTCCGTTCTTGTCTGTTGTGCAGAACCCAACAGAAAGAAAACAAGTTTACGATTTGGAGACCGAGCTAATCAAAAGAGGTGAGATGACGGAGGAAGATAGATTCAAATGGCCCAACAATAAAATCATTGTTCTATCGTCCGCATCTTATCAGTTTGAATATATGTACAAGCTTTATAAGCGGTACGAAAATTTAATAGAGAGTCCAGAAAAAGATGGTAAGGGCGGGGCAACAAGAGCGATCCTGCACTTTTCGTATGATATTGCGCCTCACGGCTTGTACGACGAAAGCTTGTTGACGCAAGCAAAGTCAACAATGTCAGAGTCGCAATTTAAGCGTGAGTTTGGCTCTCAATTCGTAGATGATTCTTCTGGTTATTTCAAACTTAGCAAGATGCACGAATGCACAATCAAAGCTGGCGAAGGGCAATGCATTGAACTGGCAGGCGAAAAGAACGCCGAATACATTTTAAGCTTCGACCCATCTTGGGCCGAAACAGATTCTTCTGACGACTTTGCAATGAATTTGATCAAGCTAGATAAAGGCAGCAGAAAGGGAATTTTAGTTCATAACTATGCAGTTTCAGGAACTAACTTACGAAAACATATAGAATATCTACATTATCTTTTGACCAACTTCAATGTTGTTGCGATGTGCGGCGACTACAACGGCGGATTGCAATTTATAAACGCTGCTAATGAAAGCGATTTGTTTAAAGAAGCAAAACTTAACATAAAAATCTTCGAAGGTGATTTTGATTCACCGGAAACTTATCAAGACGAGATGCGAAAAGCTAGAAACTCTTACAACAAGAGCACAAATAAAATTTGCTATCTGCGAGTTCCTACGAGTGGCTGGATAAGATACGCCAATGAATTGCTTCAGTCTAATTTTGACCACAGAAAAATCTTATTTGCCGCAGAAGCTATCGATAATGACTTTACTGCTCAAAAATCTAAATCTATACCAATTAAAAATTTAAAATTCTTTAGAGATCAAGAAGATGGGCAGGGAGCGGAAGCTAAAATGGTAGATTTTGTAGATCACCAAGCTGATCTTATTGAGCTTGTAAAGGCTCAATGCTCTTTGATTATGCCGACAACGACTGCCAATGGGCATCAAAGTTTCGATTTGCCAGTAGAACTTAAAAAACAAAGTGGCGCAGAGAAAACAAGAAAAGACTCTTACTCTTGCCTAGTTTTAGGCAATTGGATGACTAAAATATATCTTGATATGATGGAAGCCAAGGTTGAATCTGTTCAAAGTACTTTCACCCCATTTTTCGCTCGGTAAAAAAGTACTTTTAAGTTACTTTTGATACTTTTGGTGTAATCTTTAATATAAAAGATGCCGCGCCAATACAATAAAAAATCTGATTATTGGAACAGAAAGAAGGATTCAGCCCCAATTCAGTTTTCCAATGCCACCGCAGAGCCAAAACTTATTGGCGAGCCGTTTTACAAAGAGATTTCTCAAGCCTCAAGAGCTAGTTCTGGCGGGGGCACCAATACAAGAGTTCCAAGAAACGGCACTGATGTTTTGGCTGGCAGATATACTGTTCTTAGCCAAGGGCTCTTACCTTTCGATTATTCAAAAGATGGCATTGACGTAAGAGATGCAATTATGCTGTGCCAGAAGGCATACGCTAATGTCGCTATTGTCAGAAACACAATCGATATCCAAACAGAGTTTGCCAATACTGATATTTATTTAGAAGGCGGCACTGAAAGAAGCAGAGAGTTTTTCTACAAATGGTTTGAAAAGATCAAGCTTTGGAAACTGAAAGACCAGTACTTCCGCGAGTATTACAGAAGCGGTAATATTTTTTATTACAGAATCGACGGCAAGTTTAATGCGGAAGATTTCAAGCTTCTTTCTGGTTTCAGCGAAAATGGAATCAAGAATAACAAGGTTCCCCTCCGCTATATTCTGCTCAATCCTTATGAGATCGTAACTACCATCTCTAGCTCTTTCGCAGATGCTGTGTACGAAAAAATTCTTTCTGAGTACGAGTTGGAAAGACTAAAAAATCCAAAAGACGATGCAGACGTTGAGCTTCTTAACGGTCTTGATCCAGATACGAGAGAGAAAATTAAGAACAAACAATACTTTAGAGACGGCTTAAAGATTAAATTAGATCCAAAGTTTTTAACTTATTCTTTTTACAAGAAGCAGGATTATGAGCCTTTTGCTATTCCGTTTTGTTATCCAGTTTTGGAAGATGTAAACGCTAAAATTGAATTAAAAAGAATTGATCAGGCTATCGCACGCACTGTTGAGAATGTTATTTTGCTTATCACAATGGGCTCGGACCCAGACAAGGGCGGAATCAATCCCGCCAACATGACCGCCATGCAAAACCTTTTCATGAATGAGAGTGTTGGGCGTGTTCTTGTTTCTGACTATACTACAAGAGCAGAATTTGTTATTCCTGATCTTAAAAAAGTTGTCGGAGAGGAAAAATATAAAGTATTAGATCGAGATATTAAAGAAGGATTGATGAATGTTATGCTTGGAGAGGAAAAGTACAACGGAGCAAATGCGAAAATCAGCTTTTTCATGGAGAGGCTCAAAGAATCTCGCAATGCATTCTTAAATGATATTCTTCAACCAGAGATAGTAAGGATCTCTAAAGATCTTGGCTTTCGCGCATATCCAACAGCAAAGTTTACTGAGATTGACCTGAAGAATGAAACAGAATATATGAGAACGATCAGCAGAATGATCGAAATCGGAGTTCTGTCTCCAGAGCAAGGCATCGAATCTATTAGAACTGGCAAGTTGCCAAGCGCGGACGAACTCGCGCCCGCGCAGGATGCTCTTTTCGAGCAGCGCAAAAAGGGCCATTACAATCCAATCGTTGGCGGCATTCCAGTTATCGAGGAGTTTGTCGGCGCTCCAACAGGCGCTCCTACAAATTCTACTGCTGGGAGACCAGCGGTCGCCCAAGCTTCAAGAAAAGATATTCAGTCTACAATATATGAGATTGATACATTCATGAAATCCGCAGTATCTTTTGCAGCGGAAAGATTCAAAGTAGAAAAATTAAACGAGCAGCAGAATGAAAGCATAACTCAGCTATGTAAGAAGATTGTCGCATCTAGCAACAGAAAAGATTGGGTTTTTAATTTGCAGAAATGTTTTAATGATATGGACCATATTGAAACGCTTTCGCCTATGCAGGAAATCTTGGACACTGCGGAAGAATATGCACTAGAGGAATATTCTGCGGCTATTTTCTACCATTCTGCTGTAAAGTAACCTATGGCCTATAAGTATAAAACGACTTTAGACTTGACATCTTTTGCTTGTTACCCATTTGGGCACGAAAAATTTCAA